GCACTTAATCTATAGGGCTATAAATAAGGTGTGGGGCGGACCAACTGTCATGAAGGGTTACACCGCTGAGGAGGTCGCTTACCATATCGTTGAGGCAACTTACGAGTTTGGTGAGTGGGCCTCAATCGGTCTTGATGCCAGCAGGTTTGATCAGCACGTGAGTCTTGACGCGCTAAAGTGGGAACACTCCATATACAACGCCATCGCTAATTCCAAGGAGCTTAAAAGGTTACTCTCGTTTCAGCTCTCGACAAAGGGCCTGGCGTTCGCTTCAGACGGCAGGATCAAGTACACAGTTAAGGGCAAGCGTATGAGTGGTGACATGAACACAGCCGTGGGCAATTGCCTGCTGATGTGCGCCATGCTGCACGCATACGCCGCCCATAAGGGTGTGAAGTGTCGTCTGATAAACAATGGGGATGACTGCCAAGTTATTCTCAGGAAATGTGACGTTGCCAGGTTCTCAAGGGGTCTTGAAACGTGGTTCCATGAGCTCGGTTTTACCATGATATGCGAGAAGCCTGTGTATGAGATTGAAAAGATCGAATTTTGCCAGTCCCACCCAGTCAACACTGGGTCGGGATGGGTGATGGTTCGTAAGTTCCCATTGTGCGTCAACAAGGATTCCGTGTCCTTTCTACCCTTGGATTCTGGCAACATGCGATACATGTTGCTGACTTCAATGGGTAAAGGTGGTCTTGCACTAAGCGGTGGAGTACCAATCTTGCAGTCATTCTACTCATGTCTCATCCGTAACGGACGGGGCGTGGAAGGAGGAGTGCATCCCGGGGAAACCTACGGCTTGGTGTGGAAGGCTGGCGGCCTTAACAGGCAGGTTCAGCCAGTCACACCAGAGGCAAGGTACAGTTTTTACCTAGCCTTCGGTGTGGTCCCAGACATGCAGCGCGCCGTGGAGAAATACTACGACGAGTTTGTAATGTCTGATGAGATCTCCCACCGGGTAAATACCCATTCACACATATCGCCATTGTGTGTCTAACAGCCATTATTACCTTGAGTAAATCATGGCAAAGCCCAAACAGAACAAGTCATTGGCAAAGGGGGCCAAGCGGAAGTCAGCTGTTCCCCGTCGGGTAAAGGCCCAGTTTGATGAAGCTGCAGCTAGTTATGCTAAGTTGTTGCTTAATCCTTGTGATGCACCTCTTGTACATCCAGTGGGCGCTCCTACAGGTGGTATTCTCATTAGATGCCAGTCTGCGTTCTCCATTGTTGGGGTCGGAGCAGCCTGTGGGGTTGTGCACTGGACACCAGGAGCAATCGGCAGTAACAATGCCGAATTGTTGTTCTCAAACGTAGCTGACGGTAACACCGCAACAGCGTTTGCGACAAATGCATCCACACCGGGCAAGAATTTCCTGGCAACCAACGCGTCGGACTGCAGGTGCGTAGCAGCATGCATGAGGGTGTACTATGATGGTGCCGAATCTACTCGTGCTGGACGGATCGCCTACGGTCAGACCGTTGGCGGGTTCATCATTGCGGGAACAACCGTAGCCACGCCCCAGCAAATTGTGCCGGGTCTTGAGTATATGGAACGTACCCCGCAGACTGCCGTGGAAGTCAAATGGCGACCGAATGAGTATGACCTGATGCTGAGTGATCCTCAAACAGCAACAGCCTCTATTGAGAAGGACCGCAGAAGTTCACTGACACTTGTCGCATTGAATCAGCCAGTGGGTTCGTATTTGCCTGTTATATTCACGGCGGTGTATGAATATACACCTCAAGTGAACACTGGCATTACAACCTCACTGCGACCAAGCACTGCTTCACGCTTCAGTTTCCAACAGGTGGTTGAGGCAATTGACTCCATGATGTCGAAGCCCTGGGTTTCGTCAGCTGGGGCCAGTTTGCTATACAACCTACCTACTGTGTTCAACTCGATGCGCTTGCGCAACTAGTGGACTATACTCGCCTTGCGGATAGGGATGTGTCAACCACGATCATATACGGTAAGCTCCTGGTGGCTCCAGGATGTGTGGTGAGACTTGCCTGCGGCACTTCCTGAAATCGCATCAAAATTCGAATAAGAGGTGTGGCATGCGAACTCGAAAGGGTCGCGGTGTGGGACTAAAACGGG